CTTGAAGAGGTTATTTATTGGCTAATAAATTTGATCGCACAAACTATCCTACGCAAGAACCTTATCAGCTTCAATTAGGTGATAGATGGGTTTGGGTTCGTGAGGATTTAAACAACGACTACGACACTGACGATTACTCATTATCTTATGAGTTTAATATCGTTGATGGATCTACTGCTGTAAATTTCACAATCACAGCAACAGAAGCAAATGATAAATATTATGTAGAAGTAGGATCTTCTACTACAGCCAACTATACAAAAGGAAACTATCATTGGTACGCCTACATCACCAGAAGTTCTGATTCAGAACGCATCATGATTGATGAAGGTTACACAGAGATCGTAGATAATTATGCCACCACCTCTTCAGATATTAGATCCCATGCAAAGACTTGTCTTGATGCGATAGAAGCTGTTATTGAAAACAGAGCATCTATTGATCAACAATCTATGAGTATTGCAGGCAGATCTTTATCAAGAATGTCTATAGATGATTTATTATCTTTTAGAAATTACTACAAAGCTGAGTATCTAAAAGAAGTTAAAAAGCAAAGAGCAAAAAACCAATCAGCTTCAGGAAATATTATAAGGGTTAGATTCTAATGGCTTGGTACGATAGATTTAGACCTAAATCTCAAAAAAGAAAAAACGCTTTTGCACCTAAATTTAGAAAGTATCAAGGTGCTAACACAGGAAGATTATTCTCTGACTTTACTGCATCATCTACATCAGCCGATGCAGAAATTAAAAATCAATTAAGAGTTCTAAGAGATAGAAGTAGAGATTTAGCAAGAAACGATAGTTATGTACAAAGATACTTAAACTTAATGGTAAGTAACATCATCGGATCTAATGGAATTAGATTAAGTATGAAAGCAAGAAACAACGATGGTAATTTAGATATTCTTGCTAACAGAACCATAGAACAACAATGGAAGAAATGGGGAAGAATGGGAATCTGTACAACCAATGGCAGATTGTCTTTCCTAGATTGTCAGAAGATCTTTGTAGAATCTTTAGCAAGAGATGGTGAAGTTCTTATTAGGCATGTTGTGTCCAGAGATTCAGACTTTGGTTATCAAATACAATTCTTAGAATCAGATCATTTAGACGAAACTAAAAACGAAAAGAATCCTAGAACTGGTAACAGAGTTAAGATGGGAGTTGAAGTAGATAAGAATGACAGACCAGTTGCTTATCACTTATTTAAAAACCATCCTTACGATAATACTTATCTATCACCTAAAGAACACATTATAGTTCCAGCTAGTGAGATTATTCATGCTTATATTCCTAATAGAGCACAACAAAACAGAGGAGTACCTTTTACTGCTCCTGCTATGCCAAACATTAAAATGCTTAATGGTTACATGGAAGCAGAGATTACTGCTGCTAGAGTATCAGCAAGCAAGATGGGATTTTTTGTAAGTCCTGATGGTGATTCTTATGTTGGCGAAGGATACGAAAACGATTATGCACCGCTCATGGAAGCATCAGCAGGAAGTTTTGAACAACTACCTGCTGGTGTGGACTTTAGAGCTTTTGATCCTAATCATCCAACAACTGCATTTGAATCATTTACTACGCAAGTATTAAGAAGCATAGCATCAGGATTAAACATTTCTTATCATGCTTTAACTAACGATTTAAGCTCAGTGAACTACAGCTCACTTAGAGCTGGAGCTTTAGAAGATCGTGAGATGTATCGTTTATATCAAACATTTGTAATAGATCATTTCATCAGACCAGTCTTTGATAAGTGGTTAGAGATGTCTATTTCAAAAGGTGTCATACAAATACCAACAGCAGGATCACCACAAACATTTTTATCACTTCCTATGTCTAGGTATGACAAATTTGCAGAATCAGCTAACTTCATTCCTAGATCTTTCTCATGGGTAGATCCACAAAAAGAAATGATGGCATCTATTCAAGGTATGCAAGCTGGTCTTGTTTCTTATCAAGATGTTCAATCTAATTATGGCAGAGATGTTGAAGAATTATTTGAACAACACGAAAGAGAGCAATCGCTTGCAGAACAATATGGAATCAAAACAGCATTTCAACCATTTGGTACTAAGTTACCAGTAGAAGCTGACATACAAGGTCAAGAACAGGAAGATACTGATGCCATATAAACCTAACGATGGAATGAAGGTTGAAGCTCAAAGAGGTTTGGACTGGCGTGAAGAACATGGCAGAGGTGGAACTAGAATTGGTGCTGTAAGAGCTAGACAGATTGTGGCTGGTGAAAATCTTTCTGAAGACACAGTCAAAAGAATGTATAGCTTTCATTCAAGGCATCAAGTAGACAAACAAGGCGAAGGATATAATGTTGGTGAAAAGGGATATCCTAGTAATGGCAGGATTGCCATCGCTCTTTGGGGGGGTGACGCAGGCTACGCATGGAGTAAACGAATAGTGGAAAGATTAAAAAAAGAAGATGAAAGACAGGTTTCCGATTCTTTTGAATCAGAAAAACATCCAGTAGAAATTACTGAGGAGAAAACTATGTTAAAAGAAGATAGGCACATCCTCAGCGTATCTGAAACTGACGATTCTGTAATCGTTGAGTTTGAGAAACACAATGAGGATGTAGAACAACTTGATCAGGAAGAAGATCGTGATTTAGATGCAGAGATGGTTTACAGATCTGTTGATTTATCAAGAGCTTCATATCTTGATGAAGAAAAACGCAGGGTACGCATTGGAGTTTCCAGTGAAGAACCTGTAGAACGCAACTTTGGAATGGAAGTTCTTTCTCATTCCGAAGGTGATGTTGACATGGAGTTCATTGCTAGCGGTAGAGCTCCACTTTTGCTTGATCATGACATGACTAAACAGATTGGCGTGATTGAGGAATATAAACTTGATGCAGCTAAGAAAAGAGCTGTTGCAATAGTTCGTTTTGGTAGAAGTCAACTAGCAGACGAAGTATTTCAAGATGTCAAAGATGGTATTCGTCAAAATATCAGCGTTGGTTATCGCATAAATGGGATGGAGCGTGATCGCTCTTCTGAAGATGATAAACCTGTGTACAGGGTAACTCACAGTCCGTTAGAAATATCGGTTGTGTCAGTCCCAGCAGATCAATCTAAAGAAGTGGGAATTGGTCGCTCTAAAGAAAAACAACTTCAAACTAAAAAGGTGAAAATAATGACTGAAGAAGTTAAAAACGAAATTAACCTTGACGAAGTTAGAGCCAAATCTGTTGAAGAAGCAAAAGCTGAGTTCAAAAGAAATTCAAAAGAAATTCTTGATCTTGCTGCTAAACACAACAAAAGGGATCTAGCTGACAAGGCTATTCAAGAAGGTATTTCAGTTGAAGAGTTTAGAGGTGTATTGCTAGAAAATATTTCTAACGATAAGCCATTAGAAACTCCTGAAATTGGAATGACTAATAACGAAATCAAAAGGTTCAGCCTAGTAAAAGCTATTAGAGCTTTGGCTAATCCTTCTGATAGAAGAGCACAAGAAGATGCTAAATTTGAATTTGAATGTTCAGAAGCAGCTCAAAGAGAGTATGGCAAAGATGCTCAAGGTATCATGTTGCCTGCTGATGTGCTTAGAAACTGGAAGAGAGATCTTAATACATCAGACGATTCTACTCTTATCTCTGAAGATTACAGAGGTGGAGATTTCATCGATGTACTAAGAAACGCATCTTCTGTAATGCAAGCTGGTGCAACCATGCTAAGAGGTTTACAAGGAAATGTTGTTATTCCTAAGAAAACAGCTTCCTCTTCTGCTGGATGGATTGCTACCGAAGGTGGTGCTGCTAGTGAATCAGAATTTACTTCTGGCTCAGTAACCATGTCACCTAAAGTTATCGGTGCTTTCACTGATGCTTCAAGATTAATGCTTCAACAATCTTCATTGGATGTTGAAAACTTAATCAGAGATGACCTTTCACAATCAATCGCTCTTGCTATTGATTTAGGTGCTTTAGCTGGTTCTGGTTCAAGTGGACAACCTACAGGTATCAGCAACACTTCTGGTATTAACACCACAACTTTTGCTGCTGCAAATCCAACTTTTGCTGAAATCGTTGGAATGGAAAGTGCTGTATCTAACGATAACGCACTTCTAGGCAACCTTGCTTACATTTGTAGACCAGCAGATTATGGTACATTGAAAACTACTGCTAAAGATTCTGGCAGTGGTCTATTTGTAGTAGAGCCTGATGGAAGAATGAATGGTTACAACACTGTTGTATCTAATCAAGTAACTTCAGGTGACTTCTACTTTGGAAACTTCTCTGACTTGCTAGTTGGTATGTATGGTGGATTAGACATTACTGTTGATCCTTATGCTTTATCAACTTCAGGTGGCATTAGAATTGTAGCTCTTCAAACTGTTGATGTAGCTGTAAGACATGCTGTAAGTTTCTGTGTATCTAACGATGGTGCGTAAGGTAGACAATGCTTAAATGGAATGGGGGTAGCAATACCCCCATCTTTACTATGAAAAAATATTTAATATTGACCGATACTGTTGCTCATGGACAAAAGGTAAGAGCTGGAGATGTAATAGAACTTCCTGAAGATGAAGGACATATTCTTTGCAGCTATGGCAAAGCTGAAGTTCATGTTGAGCAAAAAATTAAAAAAGTAGATAGAAGCGTTGGGCTAGAAAAGTCTGATGCTCCAAAAGTTAGCAAAAGAAAAGCTAAGAAGTAATGGCTATTGAATTTCAAGCAGACTTCAATGGCTACTTGGATTCATTTGCAGGGCATGGCGTAACAGCCACATACTACAATGTGGATGCCCTATGGGATGATTTCCCATTAATAGATACGCTAGGATTCATAGATGATGGTTTATCAGTACCGATAAACATTATCTTGGATCAAGAATTTTTTAACATTGATGGTTTATCAGTGGGAGTAGAGGGCTATCAACCAATAGCCTATGTTAAATATAGCGATGCTCCTGCTATGACACATGATGATAGATTGTTAGTAAACGCAATAACTACAAGACAGGGAACAACATTAGTGCCTGAAACAAGTTATAAAATAAAAGGCGTTGAAAACGATAATTATGGAATTGTAAAAGTAATATTAGAAGAAGAATGAGTGTTTACGCATTAGAAGATGAAAACGATTTTGCTGCATATCTTGATCCTAATTATGGGCATGGGATTACAGCAACTTATACTAGATATGGATCTGGTACATCTTCATCCATTAATATTATTTTGAACGAAGAATTTTTAGAACAAGAAGGTGAAAGTGTAGGTGTAGAATCTACAACACCAGTTGCGATTTGCAGAAGCATAGATGTTCCAAACGCAGGTCATAGCGATACTTTAGTTGTGGCAGCTAGAAAAGATTTAGATGGTAATACTCTAAAAGCAGAAACTACTTATTCTGTTGTAGGAGCTCAACCAGATAAAACAGGATTTTCAGTTTTAGTCTTAGAGGAACAATAATGGCAGATCACATCAGACAGCAAATCAGAGAACAATTTGCTACTCAAATTACAGGTCTTACAACCACAGGATCTAATGTATTTCAATCCAGAGTTTATAACTTTGAGCAGGGTGAGTTACCTGCTGTAATTGTATATACAAAATCAGAAGATTCTGAGCCTGATACTTTGGGAACAAACAGAATTTTAATTAGAAATTTATCTTTAGTTTGCGAATGTTATGTAAAAGCAGTTGCAAACTTTGATGACACTTTAGACACCATATCCAAAGAAATAGAAACAGCTATTGCTGCTGAT